GTAAAAGATGTAATGGAGAAGTTAAAGAATGGTGGTTCATCTAAACGTGTACCAGTCTATGAGATACGAGGAGAATTTAGTAAGGCAACCTACAAAGACGCAGAGGGTCAAAAATATACATCCGAAGAAGAAATGGAATACAGTTACCAACTCTACTATGTTGCTGGTAATCCAATAGAAAGTGGAAAGAAAGAAAACTTTGATACATTCGTAACTCTTTACTGTGAAGACGATACAGAACGAGTATATAAATATCTAGCACGTAAGCCTAAAGCTGGACGTGATTTCGGTGTTGGTGTTATGGAAGAAGGAGAAGAGGCTCAAGTGTGGACAAATGACGCTGTTCTTAAACAAGCAAGAGCAATGGAGTACACAACTAAAGTTATTGGTCAATCAGCTTCTAAGAAACTAAAAGGACGAAACCTATTAACTGAAACAGATGACGGAACAATCCTTGAAACAGAGGAAAACAAACCAATCACAGCTATCAATCTATTACCAAGTGGTGGACTACAGCAATACAATAACCTAATAACACAGTGGTACGACCAACTACAGAAGACTACAAGTGCATACGCAGCACAACGTGGAGATACACCACCATCAGGAACACCATTTAGACTACAGGCCACAGTTCTACAGCAATCAAACAATGTCTTTAAAACACTTCAGCAAGAAATGGGAATCTTCATAACAGAGATTATCGAAGACTGGATACTTCCACACCTTGCAACAAAACTAAACAAAGAACACATCCTATCTTACGACTTCTCACCAGAAGAACTAAAGGAGATTGACAGTAAATTCACAACAAACGAAGCCAACCAACGAGCCATAAAAGAAATACTTGCAGGAAATATGGTAACACAGGAACAATATGATAAATGGCTAGAGAATTACGATGAGTTTATAAAATCAACAAAGAGCCAAAGATTTATCTCAATTCCTAAAGACTTTTATAAGAATCTAAAAGCAAAAGTAACAGTAAACATAACAGGTGAACAAAGAAATAAAGCGGCAACTCTAGAATCCCTAAACAATATCCTAATCACTTACGCTTCAAATCCTAATCTATCTAACGACCCAGTAGCTTCACAACTTCTAACAAAGATTATTGAGCTATCGGGTGCAGGAATAAGTCCAATTCAGATTACAGGAGCAATAAACCAAAAAGCAAAGAAAGACGCAGAGACAATGCAACAAAACGCACAAACACAAACAAACCCGATGAGTTTAACAGCTAATCCTACACCTCAAAATGCCTAGTTCTTTAAAAGATTTTTTCTTAAATGAAACAATGAGAAATGATGTTCATTCTTATTTACTAGATTGCTTAAAAGCACAAGCGATAGAGAAAGCATTTAACCGAGAAGATACATCGTCAGTCGCAGAGGCCAAAGAAATGATAGACAAAGCGTTCAACGAATTAGAAATATTGTTTACTTCAAAGTCCGAAGGTAAAGAATTAAAAAATGAAGCAAGGTAGTTAGCACTTATTGTCCACTACGGTGGGCAACAAAGTGGGAATTACTCACTACGGAGACTGGAAATCCACAAACCAGCTAACGCCACAGGTATGAGGCATAAACTACCTAATAAACTATGTCTGAAGAAGATATTGTCGCTGTAGACACAAATACAGACGTTGAGGAAACTACGGATAGTAACGAAGACAGTGAACAGGAAGACACTGTTAGCAGAGAAGAATACGAAAGATTGCGTAAAGCAAATTTCGACATCAACGCTGCTAGAAAAAGACTTGACGCTGAGAACAAAGCACTAAAGGAAGCTCAAGCTAATCCTCCCATTAAAAACGACCCACAGCTTTCAGAAGAACTTAAATTGATTGCTCGTGGATTATCAGATGAAGAAATCGAACAGGCTAAAGTTGTCGCTAAAGGTAAAGGTATAGCCCTTACAGAAGCGATTAAAGACCCTTTGTTCATAATTTTTCAAAGCAATTTGAAAGAAAATGAACGTAAGGAAAAAGCTAAACTCGGTGCTTCAAGAGGTTCAGGTGAGTCTCAAGACAATACCCTAATTAAACAAGATATGACACGTGAAGAACATCAAGAGGCATTCAAAAAAGTGATGGGACAATAACATTAAAATAATATGGCAACAGGTACTTTCCCGACAGCAACAATGTCATCAACGACACTTGCGTCAAACATTCCTCTAATTTGGGGAGAAAAGATAAACGAGTTTTTCAAATTGAAGCTCTTTATCGCTGACTTCTTCACAGACCGTTCTTCTGAACTATCAGGAGGAGGTTCAGCACTATACACACCAAACCTAACTGAATTTTCAGCAGCAGTAAAGTCTAACGCTACGGCAGTTACTTTGAACAACGCTACTGATACTAAAGTTACATTAACAGTAGACCAATGGTACGAAGTTTCATTCGCAATTGAAGACCGAGAAGCGGCACAAGTGAAACATTCTTACTACCTACAAGAAAGATATGCACAAGGAGCAGGATACACAATCGCTAGAAAACTAGAAGTAGCACTTGCAGAGTTGTTTGATAACTTCTCTACATCAGTGGGAGCTTCTACTACAGCTCTAGCTGATAGTGAAATCCGAGCAGCTATTGCAGCTCTTCAAAACGTAGGAATCGACACAACATCAGATGTTGCATTCTTCGTTCACCCTAACGTGTTCTGGAAGCAAATTCAAAATCTTGATAAATTCAGTTTAGCTGTTAACTCACCAGTTAACGACCCAACTGCTAAAATGCCAATGGCATCTTTGTACGGTATTCCAGTATTTGTTTCTAATAATATTCAATATATTTCAGGAACAGTTGGACGTTCAGGAGCTTTGGCTCACAAAGACGCTTTACACTGGGCAACATCACCACTAGGTAGTGGAGGTTCGCTAAGTGGAGGTTCAATGACAGGTAAATATGGAGTTCGAGTTCAATCTAACTACATCCCTGAATACCTTGCTACTCTAACAACTGCAGACTTACTGTACGGAGTTGTTGAGAACCGAGATAACGCAGGAGTGTGGATTAAATCACAAGACTAAAAGACCAATCAATTATTAACTAATTGTTTGGGCTGTACTCACTCCTCTTTGAGAGATACAGTCCAAAAGAGGAAACAATTATATGAATGTAGTAATATCACCAAATATAAAAAGAACAAGAGAACGAATAGACCCATCGGGTAACATTATCAATCCAGCAAATAGACAAATACTTCAACAAGTACAAGAATATGTAGCTCCTATTGCACCACCAGAGGCTCCACAAGCCCCTACAGCGATAGTAATTCCTCAAAGTAACGCATTGTCTATCCAACAACAAATTGATGAGGCCAAGTCGAATTTAGCAAAATTAGAAGAACTTAAAAAACTCAAGATTGCCGAGATGGAAGCTCAACTTGAACTACTAAAACAATAATATGAAAGTATTTTTTACAAACACAGGACTAGAAGGTTGCTACAATGTTAGATGTCTTTTTCCGTTGCAAGAAAATGGTTGGGATGGAGATAGAACAACTATGGGACTTAAACGTCTATCATCTGAAAACAAAGCAAAAGCTATTATGGAAGCTGATGTTGTTGTATTTCATCGACCAGAACAAGAAGAACAACTAACAGTGGCTAGAAAACTTAAAGAAGTTGGTAAAAAGATTGTCTTTGATAATGATGATACTTACAAAGATTACGATGGTTTAAAATTCAAGGACTATGTAGACGAAGAAAAGAACAAACGAGGACTAGATACACTAAACACAAACCTAGATACTTTCATTAAAGAAGCTGACCTAGTAACCTGCTCAACTGAATTTCTAAAGAAAGAATACGAGAAGATAAATCCAAATGTGGTTGTACTACCTAACACAGTTGACCCATTCTACTACCCTGAACCGAAGAAGAACGAAACAGATATAGTTAGAATCGGTGTAACAGGCTCAGTTGGTGTAACTTCAGATGTGGAAGTATTAAAACCAATCATTGAACACTACCAACACGACCCAAGAGTTAGACTTGTGCTACTTTCGTTACCACCACAAGGAAATAATGAAATCTATAAGAAACTATACGTTGATGAGTATGCCTTTTGGAATAAAGTAAACATTGAATGGCACTCTTTCGTTGGTTCAGATGTGTATTACGAATATCTAAACTCTCTGAAACTAGATATGGTTATAATTCCACGTGCTGATTCACTATTTAACCGATGTAAATCTAACCTTAAGTTCCTAGAGAACTCTATGCTTGAGATACCAACAATCGGACAATCATTCTCAACAGGAGATTCTCCATACGAGATAAACCCAGAAGATGCTAAACATCTTTTACTTGCTACTGACACAGCTAGCTGGATAGAACAAATCGAAAAACTAATAGCTGATAAAGAACTAAGACGAGATATAGGTAAAAAAGCAAAAGAATATGTGGAAGAAAATTACTCAATCGAAAAAAATGCTTACAAATGGGAAGATGCTTACAAATCACTACTAAAATAATATGTATCCTAAAACAATAACAATAGAAAATCCTAAATTAAAAGACCTTTTAACTAAGAAAGGTGAGCTAGTTACACTGGGTAGAACTAAGTCAGTAGAAATAGAAGAAATTGAGAAAGAAATGGAGCTAGCTGATAAACAACTACAAGAAGAAGAAGGAAAAGTAGACATTAAAGACCTAGACGATAAAGCAAAGATTGTAGGTTCTAAGGTAGATGAAGCTATCAAAGAAATGGAAGTGATTAAACAAGAAATCTTTGACAGAATGATGGCTCAAACACCACCAGAACTACGAACTAAATACGACGAACTAAAAACAAGGAAAGAAAAGCTGGAAACAGAACGTAACAAGATAGCTTTAAAAGCTCAAAAGTTCAACGATAAGATTATTCCAATCGGTAGAGAAATAATGAAACCATTTCTTCAAGACCAATACGAAGATTATGACACTCTAAGTTTAGATGGTGATGAAATAGTAGCTACTATCTTCTCTCATTTAAACGACTTTAAAACAAACTTTAAGAAAAAATAATATGGCAATTCAATTCAGCGACACATCAAACAATACGGGGATTTTACAAAGAGCTAGAATAACAGCTCGTGTAGATGCAAACCAATGGCCAACAGCCAACGTGGTTAATTCCTGTAACGATTGGCTGAATAAAATATTCACTTATGGAAAAGGTGCTGACCATAGATTTGAGTTAGACGATACTAACCATACTAAACTACCGATAGGTACAACATCTTTAGTGGCGGCTCAAGCAGACTATTCATTCCTAACTGATGAACAAGGAAATAGAATCACCAACCTAACGGCAGTATCCCTACTAGAAATAGCAACTAATAAAGAAATTCCACTATTACCGATAGATAGAAAACAATATAGCCGTTATCGAATAGGATATAATGATTTTGGGGTTACAGCTGGCACACCAACAAGATACGACAAGATAGCTGACAATGTTATCAAGTTAGATTACGCCCCAACTTCAGCTGACGCAGCAAAATACAGTTTAAAGTATTACTTCCAACGGTCACCCTCTTACTTCACAGCTTCCGACACAACAAAAGCTCCTGGAGTAGCTGATGACTTACACAGAGGATTCGTCATCGCTTCTGCTTATGACGCAGCATTTACTCTCGGACTAGATAATCTTCAAGCTCTAAGCGTAGAACTTCAGAAAGAAGAAATGAAATTAGAAGATTACTTCGCTTCAAGGGAAACAGACGAGCCACAAATATTAACAACAACTTATAGGACACCAAGATAATATGGCAATCACAAACCTATCCAAAATTTCATCATCAGTTACAAACCAAACTAAAATAAATATTGGTTTAGTTTGGGATGCAGCTTTAATGACTTGGAGTGAGGCATCGTTTACTTGGGATTCAACTGCTTCAGTTGTAGGTAATGTAACAAAAATAAGTAGCTCAATTACTAACATAGCAAGACCTGCATAATATGGCATCTATAACTACAATCAACGGTTCTGACGTTGTATCAACATCAAGAACTACAATAAATACAAACTTTACAAATCTTAATTCAGATAAGATTGAAACTAGCTATTTAGATACAGACACAACTCTAGCTGCTAACTCTGACACTAAAATAGCTACTCAAAAAGCAGTAAAGGCTTATGTAGACACTGGGGGAAATGTAAACGCTTCTGAAACTGCGAAAGGCATCGTAGAAGAGGCAACAGACGCTGAAGTAACTGCGGGTACAGCTACTGGTGCTACTGGTGCTAAATTGTTTGTCACTCCAGCAAAATTGGCAACCAACCTATCTTCAGGAGTAAAAATAAATACACAAACATTCTTATCATCGGGAACGTACACAAAACCATCTGGTGCAACTTTGGTGCTTGTCCAAGCATGGGGGGGTGGGGGTTCTGGTGCGAAGGATACGGTTCGTGATGGCGGTAACGGAGGAGGAGGGGCTTATATTCAAGTTTATTTACCAGCCGCATCTCTATCGGGAACAGAAACGGTAACAATCGGTGATGGAGGTGTGGCTGTTTCTTCTAACGGTGGTGGTAATGCTGGTGGAAATACTACTCTTGGTTCTCTTGTAACTGCTTATGGTGGTGGTGCTGGTGGATATGATGCAGCTAATCCTGGAGGTGGTGGAGGAGGTGGTGGCACTAATGCTGTAGGAGCAAATGGTACTCAACTCGGTGCGGCTGGTGGTAGCCCAGTAGGAGGGGCTGGTGGTAACCCTGGAGGCACATCACTTTTCGGTGGAGGAGGAGGTGGAGACGGGGCTAGTAATCGTGCTGGAGGTGAGAGTGTTTACGGAGGTGGTGGAGGTGGTGGTGGCACTGGGGCAGGAGGGAATTCTGTATACGGTGGTGGCGGAGGGAATTCAGGAGTATCTAAATTTGGGGGCTCAGGAGGTGCATCTGGGGCAA